CACTATTCCCTACACGTGCCGAACAAATTGAGTACAGAGACAAAGCCATTGTAAACCCACTTCAAGCATTACCACCAGCAAAGGCTCGTGCGCAATTCCTTGCTGAAGGTTTAGAATCTTACACATGGGGTGAGAAGAAGAAAGCCAAGACCCAGACTGCTATTGATACTGTTGGTAAGTCTTGGTTGCGTGAAGCTCTAATGGATCAACCATCACTTGAAGACTTTTTGAAATAATGGATTATCGTTTAAAAGAAAACCGACGTGAGGCGTTCATCCGTTGGTATGCTTGGTCACTTCAGTATAATGATTGTGATCCAGCAGTATGGGCTACGAACTATCTCAATGATCGATATGAACATAACGATGAAGAACGTATCTGGCTTGCGTGGTTATATGGCAACACATACCAACTCCCAACTGCATGGGTGTTGAAGAACGAATTCCCTGACTACGAACTTGCTGACCTTGGACGTATCACTGATTGGAATTCAAAGAACTACAAACGACTGCGTTATCAAACAGATACCAAGTGGAACAAAGGACATCTACCTGTGATGTTCGAATCTTATCAAAAATTTATTGGAAATGGAACACAACGTGCAAAACTCGAATCGTATTATGGGGACAACGAGTCTCAAAACTTTGATGCATTGTGGGTCGTGCTTAAAACAAATCTCCATAAATTCGGGAGATATTCTACTTGGTTCTATCTTCAGCATCTTAAACATACTGCTGGTATTATTTGTGACCCTACTTCTCTTATGCTGGATGATTATGATGGTTCCCGTTCTCATCGTAATGGACTTCTTTTGGCCATCGGCAGAGATGACGATATCGATAAGAAACTCAATGCAAGCGAATACGCTACTCTCGAGTCTATTGGCAGCGGAATTAGATCTGAGATGAAAGATCGGTTTCCATCGTTGGCTAGTCAAGTAGACTACTTTACAATGGAAACCTGCCTGTGTTCTTTCAAGAAGATCTTTCGTCAGAAGCATGGACGTTACCTTAGCTATTATCTCGACAGACAAGCTGAAGAGATCCAAGTTGCAGAGGGCGACGGATGGACTGGTATTGAATGGGATGTACTCTGGGATGCTCGCAATGAAATAATAGATTTGCGCTTGGATCGTAAACAGGGTATAATTAAGGAAAGGTTCGGCGACTTCTTAGCTACTGGTAAGATGGATGGTTTGGACTGGATGTTTGATGATGAAGAACGTGTTGCAATTGGATTGGAGAATTTCTTATGACACATAGTATTGGTGATGTTATTGATGATAATGGTGATTTGAAAATTATGACTAACAATGGACTACAAACCATTATGTCTAATGCAGTGCTTACTACTCCATCTTCTATTGGTGCTGTTGGTAATTGGAGTGCCCATAATGATGTTACTGTTGCGGCTATTAATGGCGGGTTCACTATCAACGTAAACCCAGACGAAATGCTCGAGAAATATGAGTTCAATCAATTCGTTGTTGAGCATAAAGTCCAAGAGCAAGAACTGTTGACGCTGAAAGAACAGAACGTCAACTACGCTGAAGAAATCAAAGAAGCCATGGCCAAGAATTGTGCTCGTGAGTTCATTAAGAAGCTGTCATTCTCTAAGAAGCATGACCCCGATACTTCTACCCACTCTTTCCGTGGACGTGTTTGGGTGTTTACTCGAGAAGAATTGGTGAACCTAATCGAAGACGTTAAGCAAGGTAAAGTATGATGATTGATAAATTTGGTGTTCAAGACGAGATCAAAGTCGAGTTGATTAAGAACACTCTGAAGACCCGAAAGATTATCGCCGTTGGTGGTGTTCCAGGGACTGGTAAGACTACTCTGTTCCGTAAGTATATGGAAGACAAAGCGTGGATTGAAACTGCTCCAGCCAAGTTAGTCACTGCCATGTACAACCAAGAACGAGACTTGTATATTCTCGGTAAGTACGATGAGGGTGAAACCTTTGCTGGTACGGATCGTCTTTCCATGGCAGTCCAGCCTCCACTCCAAGAATGGATCGCCTCCCACAACTGTAACATTCTATTCGAAGGTGATCGAGTATTCAATCAGTCTTTCCTAGAGTTTTGTATGGGTCTCCCAAACACCGAACTGCAGGTGGTCTATCTGAAGGCACCAAAGCCTATGCTGGAGCAACGCTATAAGGATCGAGGCTCCGACCAGTCCGAGCAATTCCTAAGAGGACGAGAAACTAAATATAGTAACATACTGTCTAATTTCGACCTGATGTCCTACATTACTGAGTTCAATAACACTAACTTAGAGGAACAATCGAAAGTCCTTGCACATTTGGAGAAGCAACTTAGTTAAGCAAGACTTTCTGGGAGGCTATGCATTTCCTAGAAACCGCCAACTACAACTGGATGGGTCTGCTCAACTTTTATGAGCGCCCATTCCGTGCCAAGCTCATTCCAGCTAAAGTATGGAAAGACCTAGACAAGTACGAAAATGACTCTGTAGGTCTTTCTAATTACGTCAAGAAGTGGCGTACCAAAATCGAGTGGATCGAACAAAAATCTAAGGCAAAAGTCTATCGAGACTTTATCGCCATTGGTGGAGAATACTCTCCCGAAGATCGCCAGTGCACCTTAATCATCCATTCAGTAAACTTCGACAGACACATCTTTAGTCCTGAGTCTTGGGACAGGTTCAAGTATCGTCTTATCCAAACTCTAATGCATGAGATAATTCACTTCATGCAGTACGATCGTAGAGAAGACAACTACAGTAACTACGTTGTCCCATACAAACGAGTTGGGCAAAAGAAGAAAGATGAGGAGAGAAGATATCTGTCCGAGTTTGACGAGATCCAAGCATACGCCCATTGCGTATACCTAGACTTCAAGATGTTCAAACCCAACGTTGATGTTGATACTCTGCTGTCTCGTTGTAAACGAAAAGTAGACTCCAGAACTCTACACTACTTTCTAAAGACATTCAACTACGATTTTAACAATAATAGTTCACCTCAGATGATCATCCGACAGATCGGCAAGTGGGAAAGAAAGTATAATCGACTACCTAAATAATAGATCTAATATGTTAGGGTAAAGATAATGAGTGCTGCTTCAGATAAGTATGAAAAAGACGTTGCTGATAGCGTCGATAAAATTCCAGGTGTTAAAGCTATTCGTCCACCTGGAGACACAGCGTATGCTGATGTAAAGATTACGTATAAGAAAGCCACTTCTTGGATGGAAGTGAAGATGAATCACACCGACAATCTGTCGAACCCACGTGTGTACTATGAGAATGGTACTTGGAAAACTACCTACAAAACTCCTTCTGCCAAAGCAGCAGTTGACATCCTAAACAAAGACCCAAAAACCAAGAAGTTCCTCAAGGACATCGCCGAGTTTTCTGGTATCCCATTCAGATCATTAAAGATTCCTACAACCAAGGGTGGTCTAAAAGAAGAAGGCGCTGTTCCTCTTCATATCATGAAGAAGTTCTTCGATCAACCAAGTGTTAACCGATATATCGCCAATAGCGAAAATCTAGACTTGGGTAAGATCGTTACCGAACACTACACCAAAGGTAAAGCCGAACCAGCTTACTATATGCAGGCTGGAGATGACTTCTATCGTATCTCTAATTTCGATCCATTCAAACTTGGTGCCACCATTCCATTACTCTCTGGGCGTGGAGACTTTAAGGTTCGTGTAGCAACTCGTTCAGAATTTTATGAAGTTCAAGCTGAGATTAAAATCGCTCATATGCCGAATAGTAAGTACTCCCTAAAGCCTGGAACCAATAAAGCTAATCCATTCTTAAAATAATTTAGATTATAAATAACTGTATACTACTTTATAGATGGATTAAATGAAAGATTACAAACAATTACTAAAAGAACTACCATCTAAAACGGTGGTTCTAGCCTGTGGCAAGTTTAACCCTCCAACGATGGGACATGAACTTGTAGTAAAGGCTGTCAAAAAGCTCGCCGAACAAAGAGGCGCAGACCACGTGATCTATGCATCCTCTGCATCTGATCACAAAAAGAATCCCCTGTTAGTAGAAAAGAAACTCCAGTATCTCAATCTGGTGTTTCCTAAGACCAACTTCGTTGAGTCCATGGATACAGTTCCAGCCCTAATCAAACAACTAAAAGAAAACTACAAGAACATCGTAGTTGTAACTAGCGCCGATAAAGCTGGTGCTATCCGTCGTTTGGGTGTAGAGGTTATCTCTGCTGGAGAGAAAGATCCAGACTCTGATGAGTCACTTCGTTCTGCCGCAGCCAAAGGGTTGTATGAAGAATTCAAGAAGGGTCTTCCAACTGCTGTAAGAGAGATCGACTCTCGTCGTTTGATGAACGATGTTCGTCTCGGCGCTGGATTGGAAGTTATCAAAGAACAGATTAACTTAGTCAAAGACGATCTCCGTGAAAAGTATTTCCGTGGAGAGATCTTTAAGATTGGTGAAATCGTAGAATCAAACGGTGAACAATTCGAGATTGTTAAACGTGGATCGAATCACTTGCTCGTTAAAGAAGCATCAGGTAAACTTACTTCTAAATGGATTCAAGACGTAAACCCTACTGAAGAAATAATTAACAAAATTAAAAAGCATCCACAGATTAAAACCGATATCTGTGGACAATGTGGTAAAGAACATACTGGTGTATGTCCAGATGATTTTAAGAACCCGTTTGATCCGATGTTCAAAGAATCGTTTAAAGAGTGGAGAAAGAAGAAATGAAACAATTACAAGAAGCCCTAAAAGTGGCCATGGCAGATACATTCGTAATGTATTTTAAAACACACTCATTCCATTGGAACTTGGAAGGAATAGAATTCCCGCAGTACCATGAATTCTTCGGTGATTTATACGAAGATGTTTATAGTGCAGTAGACCCGTTGGCTGAGAACATTCGTAAGCTAGGTGATTACTCTCCAAAAAGTCTAATGGATCTGTATGACCTCAAGACAATTATGGAAGAATCATCTATCCCTGATCTAACTGGTATGCTAACTGCAACACTAGCTGCAAACGATCAAGTCTTGTTTAGCCTAAATAAAGTATTCGCCCTTGCTACTAAACAAAATAAGCAAGGACTCTGCAACTTTATTGCAGATCGTATCGATACACATGAGAAGCACGGTTGGCAATTACGTGCTTCACTAAAGGGATAAAATGAAGTCGTTTCTTACATATCTAAAAGAAGAAAAAGATGCTCTTGGACATGGTTCAGATGCCCATGATGGTAAGCTAAAACACATTCATCATGCCGAAGATCGCCCATTACTACATGGCGCTGGCGGTTTCGAACATGCTCGTGGTTCTCTATTAAGAGCCCATGAGCACATGAAGTCTGGAGCTAAAAGCTCTAATCTTTCTATGAAGTACGATGGTTCTCCAGCTGTTGTCTATGGACACCACCCAGAATCAGGTAAGTTCTTTGTAGCTTCTAAGTCTGCATTTAACAAGACCCCTAAGATCAACTACTCTGAAAAAGACGTTGATAAGAATCATGGACATGCTCCAGGTCTTGCTGAGAAACTAAAGGCAGCGCTAAAACATCTACCTAAAGTTGCTCCAAAGACTGGTGTTTATCAAGGTGATTTGATGCATTCTAAGACTGACGTCACTCATCACGAAAGTGGTTCAGCTTCATTCACTCCAAACACTATCACTTATACTGCTCACGGTAAAGAAGCCGAAGCAGTTAAGAAGTCTAAACTAGGTGTTGTGACTCATACTCAATACCATGGCAAAGATCTAGCATCTATGCACGCTGCTCCACTGCACAGCAGCGAGGGTTTCAAAGAACACCCAGACGTTTACCACAAGTCTCCTGAGCACGATACATCTAAAGTTGATTATCCAGAAAAAGCTCAGAAAGAATTCCATAAGCATATGGAAGCTGCTAAAGATATCCACGACACTCATGCTGGTAAGATGTATCCTGCCACTAAGAAGCACCAAGGCGAAGCAAGTCACTTAGCCACTTACATTAACTCTACGATTAAGAC